ACGACCGAAATGACCGTGGCCGGCGTGCAGGGCAACCTGCTCGGCCGCGTCGAGGACGGCGTGGGCACCGGCGCGATCCCGCGCGACGCCATCGTCGAGTACAAGCGCTCGGCGCACGGCTTCCCGGGCAGCATCCAGTTCGCCATCATCCGCCACGGCGGCGGCGGCGACGTCCAGGCCGATCGCAGCTACGTCGGCTTCAAGTCCTACGATCAGGGCCGCGAGAAGTTCCAGGCCGACACCTTGGACGGCGTGTGGCTGGACGAGGAGCCCGACAGCGCCCTGTACTTCGAGGCGCTGACGCGGATCAGCACGACCGGCGGCATGGTGTTCATGACCTTCACCCCGCTCAAGGGGCCGACGGCCGTCGTGACCCGGTTCCTGCTGGAGAAGCCGCCCGGGACCGTCGTCGTCAACATGACGATCGACGACGCCGAGCACATCCCGCCCGAGGAGCGCGCCAAGATCATCGCCCGCTACCCGGCGCACGAGCGCGAGGCGCGCACCAAGGGCGTGCCGGCGATGGGGTCCGGGCGCATCTACCCGGTGATGGAGTCGACCATCGCCTGCCAGCGCTTCCGCGTGCCGGACCACTGGTACCGCGTCGGCGGCATCGACTTCGGCTGGACGCACCCGTCGGCCGCCATCGAACTCGCCGTGGACCGCGACCACGACCGTTTCTTCGTCATGCGCATGCACCGCCAGCGCGAGGCGACGCCGGTGCACTTCGCCGCGGCGCTGCGCGGCTGGGACTCGTTCGGCTGGCTGCCGTGGGCATGGCCGCACGACGGCCTGCAGCACGACAAGACCAGCGGACTCCAGCTCGCCGAGGCGTACCGGACGCAGGGGCTCAACATGCTCGCCGAGCGCGCGACGTTCGTCGACGGCACCAACGGCGTCGAGTCGGGCGTGCAGCAGATCCTCGACCTCATGCTGTCGGGGCGCTTCTACGTCTGCGACGACCTGACCGAGTGGTTCGAGGAGTTCAGGTTCTACCACCGCCAGGACGGCAAGATCGTCAAGGTCAGCGACGACGGCCTCGACGCCACGCGCTACGCCTTCATGATGCAGCGCTTCGCGGCGCTGCCGCCGCGCGAAAGCAAGCGCCAGGAGCGCGGACGCTCGCTCAACTGGCGAACGATGTAGCGGGGTAGAACAGCGGTAGTTCGGTTGGCTCATAACCAACAGGTCGCCGGTTCGATTCCGGCCCCCGCAACCCACAGCACCAGCCCCGCCTTCGCGCGGGGCTTTCTTTTGGAGACGAAGCGAATGGAAGTCGGAGGCGCAACTGCGCGGCACCACATGCAGCGCGACGGCGTCGGCTGCTGGCTGCAGTACGACGAGGACCGGCGCCCCTGCATGGTGTTCTATGCGGCGGCGCATCGCGGCAACAACCGCCCCGTCTGCGTCGCCTACCTCGACGACCTCTACAAGTACGCGGACGACGGCTACTTGTGGCGCGCGACGAAGGAGTGGACCGAGATCCTGCGCGGCAGCTACAGCCGCATGGAGCACCGCAACCTCTACTTCTTCACGAACGACTGCCTGCACTACCTGCTGCACGCGAAGCCGTTCCCCGAGCAACACCAGGAGCGGCCCGACATCGACTTCGTGCAGACGTCCGACGGCGGATTCTTGATCGTGGGGCACGCCTAGATGGGCCGCATCATCAACATCCGCTCGACCAGCGAGTTCCGGCCGGCGCCGGGCAATCGACCCGACTCCGCAGCGGTCAGCGAGGTCGAGACGGCAGCGCGCCGCAAGCGCCTCAAGCGCCTGGAGGAGTGGCTCGAGGTCGAGCGCATCCGTCAGGCGCCCAACCGCTTCCAGATGGCGCTGGATGCCGACTTCTTCGACGGCTTGCAATGGGCCGACGAGGACGCGGCGGTCCTGCAGGAGCGCGGCCAGGCGCCGCTCGTCTACAACTGGATCTACCCCGCGGTGAAGTGGGTCACCGGCACCGAGAAGCGTACCCGAATCGACTTCAAAGTCTACCCGCGCAGCGACGACGACCGCAACGAGAGCGAGAACAAGACCAAGTTGATGAAGTACATCGCTGACGTCAACAAGAGTCAGTTCGCGCGCTCGCGCGCCTTCGAGGACGCGGTCAAGGTCGGCATCGGCTGGCTGGAGTGCGGCATCCGTGGCGACCCGACCAAGGAGTTGATCTACGACCGCTACGAGAGCTGGCGCAACGTCCTGCACGACAGCTTCTCGACCGACAAAGACCTCGGCGACGCCCGCTACATCATCAGGCAGAAGTGGGCCGACGTCGACATCGCGACCATGGTGTGGCCGCATCGCGCCGACGCCATCCGCAGCGCTGCCGTCTATTCGGACCTCGGCGACTTCGAGGAGTCCGACGAGTGGTACCTCGGGCAAGTCCTGTCCTCGCGCTCCGGCACCAACAGCGTCCCGCTCGGACGCAACGTCTACCTCGACTCGACCTCCGCCCTGTTCAACCGGCGCGAGCGCGTCAAAATCTACGAAATGTGGTACCGCATGCCGGAACGCATGATGTTCCTGGTGGGCGGACCGCACGCCGGCTCTCCGTTCGACCCCAATGACGACTACCACGCCTGGCTCGTGCAGCGGCAGGCGGCGTCGACCATCGAGCGCGTCGCGCTGCGCATGCGCTGCGGCGTGTTCATCAAGGGCGTGTTCCTCGAGGACGTCGTCAGCCCCTATCGGCACAACGACTTCCCGCTGACGCCGGTATGGGGCAACCGCCGCGATCGTGACGGCCAGCCCTACGGCATGGTCCGGCAGATGCGCGACCCGCAGGAGGACTTCAACAAGCGCATGAGCAAGGCCCTGCACGCGCTGTCGACGCGGCGCGTGTTCATGGACAAGGGCGCGGTCGACGACGTCGAGGAGGTGCGCGAGGAGGCCGCCAGGCCCGATTCCGTGTTCGCGGTCAAGCCCGGCATGCGCTTCGAGCTGGACACCGACTCCACGGTGGCCAAGGATCACATGGCCTACGCCGAGGTCGACGCCCGGATGATCCAGAACACAGGCGGCGTCACCGACGAGCTGATGGGGCGCAAGACCAACGCCGTCAGCGGCAAGGCCATCGAAGCGCGGCAGGACCAGGGCAGCACCGTCACCACGGACTACTTCGACAACCTGCGCTTCGCCGTGCAACTGCACGGCCAGAAGGTGTTGTCGCTGTGCGAGCAGTTCATCACGATGACCAAGAAGATCCGGGTCATCGGCGAGCGCCGCGGCTACGACTTCCTCACCATCAACGAGCCAGGCGTCGACGAGTCCGGCAACCCGACGCTCCTGAACGACATCACCAAGACGCAGGCCGACTTCGTCGTCTCCGCGCAGGACTTCCGCGAAACAATGCGGCAAGCCTCCTTCGAGGCGCTGATGGAGTTCGCCGGCAAGCTGTCGGCCGTCGACCCGATGCTCGTCCTGCGCCTGCTCGACGACATCCTCGAGTACGCCGACCTGCCTGGCGCCGAAGCCATCATCCAGACCATCCGCGAGATCACCGGCAAGCAGCCGCGCGACAAGCGCCTCTCCCCCGAGGAGGAGCAGGAAGCCGAGGCCGCGAAGATGGCCGAGGAGAACAAGAAGCGGCTCGCCGAGCACCTGGCGCTCAAGCAGGCCGCGCTCGCCGTTCAGCAGCAGGCGGCCGAGGTGCAGAAGCTCGAGGCCGAGGCGGCGAAGATCAGCGCCGAGGCCGGCATCGCCGGATTGGACGGCGACCTGCGCCGCCAGTACGACGAGAAGGTGGCCAAGCTGCGCGAGGACACCGGCAAGCTCGTCGACAGCATGCGCGAGCAAGTCCTGCAGCTCAAGGTGCAGGCCGGCAACAAGGCCGTCGAGATCGACCGCAAGTACGCCACCGAACTCCTCAAGGCCCGCGAGGAACGCGCCAGCAGGGAGCGCATCGCCGAGATCGAGCAGTCGGCCGAGAACGAGCGCCACGAGCACGAGCAGGCGACCTTGCTCCGCACTAAGGAGATCGAGGCGTCGACTCAGGCCGGCATCGACAGCGTCCAGCAGCAGTTCGCCGACCTGGAGCGCATGGTCGCCGACGCGCAAAAGACCGCCGAGGACGCGACCAAGCGCGCCGAGGAGGCGGCGAAGGAGGCCGAGGACGCCAAGAAGCGCGCCGACGAAGCCGCGCGCGAGGCCGACGCCCGCGTCAAGGAGGTCGAGAAGGCGGCGCGCGACACCGAGAAGGCGCTGCGCGACGAGGTCAAGGCGCAGCGCGAGGACGCCAAGCCCGAGGGCGAGCAGCCGCAGCAGCCCATCGTCATCGTCATGAACGGCGACGAGGACACGGTCAAGGAAACGATGCTCGACCTGCAGACCGACGCGCAGGGCGCCATCACCCAGCTCAAGGCGACGACCACCAAGCGTCGCAAGTCAGGCGACGGCGCCAAGAAGCCGGCCGCCAAGCCCAAGAAGGAGTAGACGATGGCTGTCACCTACGCAACCGCGCTGAAAACGACGCGGATGAACGCGGTCGTCTCCGCGATCGACGCCGGCGCCGGCGCCTCGACCCTCGAGATCGGCACGTCCGGGTTCTCGAGCGTCCTGGCCGTGCTGCCGCTGGCCGACCCGTGCGGCACGGTGTCGGGCGCCGTTCTGACGTTCGACACATCGCCCGCGCTGGAAGATACCGCGGCCAACGCGACTGGCACCGCGGCCGAGGCGCGCATCAAGGACGGCGACGGCAACGTGATCGTGTCCGGCCTCACCGTCGGCACGTCAGGCGCCGACATCAATCTCAACAAGGTGGCGCTGGTCGCCGACGACGTGGTGCAGATCACGTCGGCCACGATCACGCACGGCTAGGTCATGGCGGTCGGATGGTCCATCGGATGTGGCGCCGCAGGGCGCGTTCGCATGGCGACCATGCTGTGCTGCCTGGCCTTTTGGCGGCCCTTGATCTGTGCCGGCGAGTCGACATGGACGGACAGCGCGACGGATTGATCCGCGAGGCCGTCGATTGCGTCGAGGCCATCGAGCGGGAGATCAAGCGGTGTCGATCCTGACCGTGAAGCTGGTGCTGCTCGCGATGTTCCCGGCCGTCGCGTTCGCAGCGTGGCCCCCGGTCGCGGTCACCGACCCCATCGACTCGCCGACCGCCGTGGCCTGCGCGCTGATCGTCGACGGCAAGCGACAGGCCGACGTGCCGCTGCAACCCGACCGGTCGTGCCGCATCGACGTGTCGTGGCTGTCGGCCGGCGCGCGCCGCGTGCAGGTCGTGGCGGTCTACGACATCGGCGGCCAGTTTCGGGACTCGTCGCCGACGCCTGTCTACGGCGAGGCGTGCGCGCTGGTCGTCAAGCCTTCCACCGGTTCGTTCCGCATCGCGTGGGCGAACGTCGTCACCTGCACCAAGACCTCCGGTTGCACCACCCATTGCCCATAGGATGCTGACCATGCGCACCGCCGCCCGCTGGACCCTCGCCATCTTCCTGATGCTGCTCGCGCTGATCGCCGCCAACGCGGCCTTCGCGCAGGCCGTGACGCGCGACTGCTACACGACGGCCTGCACCATCATCAGCGACAACATCAGCGGCACGCCGGCCAGCGTGCCGACGCTCTGCCGGCTGTACTCGTCGGGCACGATGCTGGAGGAGAAGCCAGTGTCGGCGCCCTACGCCTGCTCGTTCACGCGGACCTTCGCGCCGGGCACGCACTCGCTGACCGCGCGCTATGCCAACGCGACGCAGGAGAGTCCGGACAGCAACGTCATCGCGCTGACGGTCCCGACGCCGCCGCTGCCGGCTCCGTCGAACTTCCGTTTTCAGTAGGCGGAACCGGACCGCCTCAACAACCCGTGGCGATCATTATCACCGCTCTTACGAGCGGGTCGGACACGACGACGAATCCGTCCGTCACGGCGAGCATTTCGCCCGCCAGCGGCAGCGTGGTCTATGCCTATGTTGGTGTCGCCCTTGCCGGCGGGTCGACTTCGCATGGGTCTGATTCTCTGTCCGGGTCAGGCGCTGGGTTGTCGTGGACGACCATCGGCACTGTTTCCAATGTAGGCGGTGACCGGCGGCGACTGTTCTTGATGCGTGGTACGGGCACGCCGTCTGCCGGTGCCGTGACATGGACATTCACGTCGGGCGGTGGCGGGACGTGGACAGAGACGGTGTGGTCCATCGTACAGGTGACCGGCCTCGACGGGACGACGCATAACGGCACCGTGTATACGAATTTTACGAGTGGCGCGACGTCGTTATCGGTGACGGTTTCGGACGTGCCGGATTCCGGCGATTTTGTCCTCGCCGGCTTCAGTATCGAGAGCAACGGCACGTCGCC